TCGGGCTGTGCTGCGGTGATTTCTTGATTTATTAGTTCTACTTTTATTGCTTTCCACTGTGTTGTGAAGCGCGTGTTAGATATTACCACCATTTCCACTGTGTCTGCGACTTGCAGATTTAGTCCGTTGGTGAATTTTGGTTCGATGAAGACTTGTTCATCGTTTTCGATTTGAGCGAAGGCGCATTTTTTATCGTGCAGTACGTTTATGATGACGCCTTGTTTTTTTGCTAGCAGTCCATTTAGCATGGTATGTCCTTTGTTTTGGAGATTGCTTTTTGTAGTTCCTTTCCGTTGAGCGGGTATTTACCGAATACTTTTCGGAATACTTCGTCCAACATGTCGTTCATTTCTTGGTTATTCATGTTTCTCGCTTTCGTTATGAACTCGGTTTAGTTGTCCTATGACTGAGTTTCGGGTGCGTCCTAGAAAGAGGCCTACATCTTTCATGGTCCAGTTTTTATCACGGAGGATAAGTGCGCTTAGAATTTCGTCATCGGTCCATTCTTTATTCGTCATCTTCTTCCATTTCGATTTCGCCGGAGCCGTCACATGTTTGGCAGTGTTCGGCTATTTCAAAGGGCTCTCCGATATCTCGGCTAAAGCTTTGCGGTTTATAGACTGTGACGATGGCGATACCGTCGTCACAGTCTGGGCACGTTTGTGTAATCATCCCCACACGTTCCCTATGATACCTGCGAGAAGTCCCCCGATGGCGGCCAAGACTAGGAATTTGTGTTTAACGTACCATTTTGGTGCGTCTGGCAGGTTCGTCCACGGGCTGTTTGAAAAAGGGTTTATGTCTTCTTCGTAACTTTGTTCCTGCCGCGCGATGTTTTCTTGTTGCGCAGGCTCTGAAACCCATTGCCGAATTTCTTTTTCGGGCCACGTCTTTTTGGTTTTTGGCCCGCGAGCCGTGTTTGACGGCCCTTCGACGGGTTTCGGGAATTTGCCTTCTGCGGTACGTCGGTATATTGTGGATTTTGATTTACCTGTGATTTTCATCACTTCTTCGATAGATAGTAGCTTTTGCATTTTCATCTCCATTGTTTATGCCGGTTAAGTATATGGGATGGTATGCGATACTGTCAAGTGTCAGTGGATTTGGTCCGAACTGTGGTGCGTTTGCGCGTGGTCCGTGGTCTCTGACATAGTGACGGACGCATTATGGATGCAGGACCGCAATACGTTCATGGCTGTTTCGTTGTTTGGAGCGACGGACATGAGTGTGGTCAGCGTTTGCGTGAGTATTCCGCCGAGTGCTGCGCCGATGTTTACGTCGTTTTCCATCAATTCGTTGATTAGGTCTTGTGCGCAATCCAGTGCGATCAGGAAGTCGTTTTTTGTTTCTTCTTCGGCTTCACTGAGTCGCGTTGGTTTCACGTTAGACTTCCTTTGGCAGGTCGTATCTTCTGACGAAATCTTTAACGGAGGATAAACTTATGCCTGTAAGGTCCGTTATTTCCTGATTGGATACGCCTTTAAGTTTCATATTGTTTACTATTTTAACTTTTTCGGACCATTGATCCAAGGTGAATTTTTTTCGGCCGCCTAACGCGCCGTTCACTTTACCGTTGTCCCATGCTTTTTTCAGGTCTTTTTTAAGCATGTTCGGGTTTCGTTTGCCGTCTATTTTATTTTGTTTGGTCCAAGCCTCGAAGTAGAGGGTTTGGTATTCTTCGGAATCCGGCGTCAACTTCATTTGCGGGGCTCCCACGTGTCCACTTCTGCGTACCATGTACCGGTTTTACCGCTTTCTTTGACTTGGACGTTGATCCATTCGTCGTTTCTTGTGGACAACCACGCCAACAGGTCTTCGCGTTTTATGCTAAGATTGCACTTAACGAAGTCTGGGGCTTTATCATTTGGTTTTTTGGCGCGTAGGCCATCAACGAAATCTGGCATTCGTTTCTCCTTTTTCTAAAAAAATTGCCCCCAGCCGCGGGCAAGCAGTCTGGGGGCGTCTTTACTACGGAGTGCAACATGCTGCTGCAATACTTACATTACATCAATGTATGGGATAAGCAATGGTTAATCGCATACATCTTCGTTATCTTCTTCAATTGGTACGTGGCCCGCGGTCCGCGCTTCTTTATACCAGTCAAAGACCAGTCGGAGTTGTCCCCCGATAGTTCGGCCCTCTGCTTTAGACAGGCTTTTGATTTCTTCGTACACTTCCCGCGGTACAAGTACGCTTTTCCAACGTGTGGTATCCATTTTTTTTCGCTCCAAGTCCCGCTTCATCTAGGATATTATAGGAGTATATGCAAGAATGCAAGAAAAAGAGGGTTTACTATGGATTATGTGTTGTTTGGACAGATGGACGATCCTAACATTGCGGCGCTGCGCCCGCATTTTGATTTATTTCTGGATCAAGCAGCCGATTATACGTGGGACATAAATAAAAACACCCTTGTTTGTAACGGTGGCCCGGTTAAGATGCGCGGATTTTTTGGCAGGGCTAACGTGTTTACAAAGAACACGCATCAACGTTTCAACAATTGGCATCTTATGGCGAATTACGTGGACGCTAACTCGCATGTGGCTCGTTACAACAGGCGTTATAACCATGGCACACCTATCAAAGCATCTAATCTGCGTCGGGCCGTGGCCGCGGGCCTTGAGATACCGCGCACGATCATTGGCAAGGGGCCTCTGGAGGGCGATTGCATATTTAAGCCGTTGACGGGCGGGGCGCATTGCATGTCTGGCAATCAAACGAATTGGACGGGTATTATTCAAAACCGTATGCCGGGGGTTAATCGTCGGTTATTTTTAGTCGGGGATCAGCACTTTGGCTTTAAGTTAGAGACGACGGCTTTGGATTACCGTGACGATCCGCACGTTGTTGTGACCCAAGAGGTGTTTGCGCAAGATATTACGCACAAAGTACGGTCCGTGGCCCGCGGTCTAGGTTTAACTTTCTGTGCAGCCGACTTTATGGACGACGTGTTTCTGGAAATAAACAGCGGACCGATGTTTGCGGCGTTTGATCGTGTTGTTGATGGTGCGCTTGCGAGTGCCATTCGCTCGGAGTTGGCATAAAAAAACCCCCAACCGCGAAGGCTGGGGGAAAGTTAACAGACCCCACAGGAAGAGGATCGTGTCAGGCAGAAAGAAAGGTTACATGGACTCGCCCCACGATGGTCCTATTTCAACATCACATTTACTCGGGACTTCAAGGGGTAGTACATTCTCCATTACTTTAGCAATTTCGTTTGCTTCGTCAACATTTTTTACGGACATCGCAATTTCATCGTGGATTTGGATGAGCGGGAGCTTGCCCATCTTGTATAGAGCTACCATTGCCTTCTTTGTCATGTCGGCAGCCGACGCTTGGATCAACCTGTTCAGGGCTTTGTACGTGTAAGCCCTCTTCAGCCGTGTGGTAGGCCCGTAGGCGTCCACAGCGTCCTTGTAAGACATGGCTTTGTTCATTGCGAACGTATCGGGCTCCCACATCTCAAAGCGGCACTTACGGCCTCCCAGTGAGCGTATAGCGCCCGCCGAAGATTTCTCGTTCAGCCGGTTCATGACGCCGGTCATCAGTCCTTTAACGAATGGAACGCGGTCATGGTATTGTTTGACCAACTTCTTGGCTTCTTCGACAGGGATATCCAAGCTTTCGGCCATCTTATTCACGCCCATGCCATACATCAGACCGAGGTTAATGGTCTTTGCTTGCTTACGCGGGATGTTTGTCATCTCGGCAACCATCGTATGGAAGTCCGTTGAGGGGTCGGTGTTGTACGCTTCGACAAAATCGGCCGCCCCTTCCAGCGGAATGCCGCGTGTTTTGCCATATACATGAGCGTAATGGACCAAGATGCGCGGTTCTTGCTGCGAGTAGTCGATGGCCGCCCACTGTTCGCCTTCTTCTGGCAGGAACAAACTGCGGATCATAGGACCAAGCTCTGGGTCGCGGGCCGGGATTTGTTGCAGGTTGGGGTTTGACATCGATATGCGGCCCGAAACCGTTCCGCCATCATCTGAACGGATTTGGTTAATGTGCGAGTGGATACGCCCATCGGATCGGCAGTGCTTAATGATGGTATTAATAAACGTGCCCGACGTTTTATTTAGGTTACGGGCTTCAACCACCAGCTTTGCCACGGGGTGCGGGTTTTCGTTCAAGAACTGTTTAGTAAACGACGGCG